AAAGTTTCTATACACCGGCAGCTCCTGGCACTGTTCCTATGATTTTCGTAGCAACAGCAGAAAACAAATCTAATGCTACCGGTACAGGTATTGCAGCAGGAACAATGGCAGACAAAGCAGGATGCGTTTGGGTTATCACTAGCCAACGTGATCTAACTGATACATTTGGTACGCCATATTTTGAAACTGACGGCCAAGGTAATCCTATCAACGGCGGCGAAATTAACGAATACGGTCTACAAGCAGCTTATAGCTTGTTGGGTGTTAGTAGCCAAGCCTATGTAGTACGTGCAGACATTGACCTAGGTGCGTTAAAACCACAGGCAAATGTACCAACAGGTGCTCCTCATTGTGGTCAATACTGGTTAGATACTAGCCATACAACTTATGGTATTAACGAATGGGACGGTACATCGAAATTTTCGGTAATGACTCCATTGGTTATCGACGATAGTAACGCAGATGCTTATTTGACTGCTCCTATTAGTTCAGGCGGTGTTCCTGTTAACTCTTTTGGATCATATGGATGCTACGCTGTAGTAGTTACACAAGAAAATCAAGGTCAACTATTTTACTATTCGGCAAATAGTCACGGGTGGGTACCGGTACAAAACACCTTTGATGGCGGTAAACAACTAGTCATGGGACCGCATTATCAATATCCTACATTTGATTCTAGCACTCCAACAGGCAGTGTTTGGGTTAAAACAACCACTCCGGGCAAAGGCGCTAACTGGAATTTTAAATTTTATAACTCCGGAAGCAAAGCATGGACTTCTGTAACACCTACATTTTCGACCAGTACTGTGGCAGCAATCGGTGCCCTAGACCCAGTCGGCGGGGGCCTAAGTATTCCTTTGTCAACTGTATTTGTTGATTATAATTACCAAGCTGGCCAAGGTGGTAAATCTACTATAGCCGATTTCCAAGCATGGATTCGCTATCGTTCTAGCCCTACAACTTTAACAATTACATCGACTGCCGTTCCTTCAGGTTTGACATCTTTTAAAATTAGAGAATCTTTAGTAGGCGGAATTTGGGGTAATTCAGTAACTGTATCTATTACTAACTCAGGATCAACTCCGTTGGGTCAGTTAGTTGCAGCAGCTATTAACGGTAATTCTAGTTTCGTTAATATCAGTGCTAATTGGAATCCTACTACGCATCAATTAACTATTACACACGCAACAGGCGGTGATTTTGAAATTTGTGACGGCACTACTCCTGGCGATTTCTTCGGTACTGGTTCAACACAATTTGCGTTAACACAGGGTGTTACACCTAATTTATATGCTGCTCCATATAGCGATGTTGTTACTTTATCCGGCGGCTCTCATCCTACTGCAGTGGGTCTAGTTTCAAATTGGAAGCCATTGAGTTATACTACTCTTCCAACAGCTCCTACAACTCTTCCGGTCGACGGTCAACTATGGTACGACAACGATATCGACAACATTGATATTATGTACAATAATGGAACACAGTGGGTTGGTTATCTAAATGCAGGATTCGGTACAGATCCAAATGGTCCGTTGATCGAAGCCAGTGCTCCTATTACAAACAGTCAAGGTAATGCATTGGTAAACGGAGATATTTGGGTTGATAGTTCTAATCCAGATGAATTTGGTCAAAACATTTATATCTATGATCAAACTGTAGGAGTAGGTGTATCTGGATGGGTTAAACAAGATGTAACAGATCATACAAGTCCTAATGGTTGGGTATTTGCTGATGCTCGTTGGGCAACACAAGGTGCTGGATTAAACGCCAATACTTCTTATCCTTCAAGCAGTATTGTTCAACTACTATCGAGCAACTTTGTTGACTTTGACTGTCCAGATCCAAGATTCTATCCACGCGGTACACGTCTATGGAATACACGTCGCAGTGGGTTCAATGTTAAAAAATATGTACGTGGTTATATTGATCTAAATAACAACAACCCACGCTTTAACAACGACGAATCCATGGACATGTACTTCCCAGATCGTTGGGTAACTGCAAGCCCCAATAACGATCACGGTGTCGGATCATTCGGTCGTCTTGCACAACGTGCATTAGTTGTTGAATCATTAAAAGCATTGGTTACTGCTAACACAGCAATTCGTGACAGCGATACATTAGCGTTCAACTTAACTGCTGCTCCGGGTTATCCAGAACTTATCCAAGATATGGTTGAGTTTAATGCAGACATTGGTTTAACATCGTTCATTGTCGGCGATAGCCCATTCCGATTATCCAGCAACGCTACTAAACTAGCTAACTGGGGTAATAACCATGCTCTAGCCACAGACAACGGTGATGACGGCCTAGTAACACACGATACACAGTTAGGTGTGTGGTATCCTAGTGGTTACACAAATGACAATCACGGTAACAACATTGTTGTTCCTCCAAGTCATATGATTTTGCGTACAATCGTTAATAATGATAATGTTGCTTATCCTTGGTTTGCACCAGCAGGTACACGTCGCGGTATTGTTGATAATGCTAGCTCTGTAGGCTATGTTGATCCAGTAACCGGCGAATTTGTTACAACAAGTATATACCAAAGCCTGCGCGATGTATTGTATAGCGTCAATGTTAATCCGATTGCTACACTACCGGGTGCTGGCCTAACTGTAATGGGTCAAAAGACTCGTGCAAGCGGTGCGAGTGCATTAGATCGTGTTAACGTTTCTAGATTAATTTGCTATCTACGTAGACAACTAGCAATATTGGCTAAACCATATTTGTTCGAACCTAACGATGCTCAAACACGCCACGAAATCACAGCGGCTGTAAACAGTTTATTGTTAGAACTAGTAAGTCAACGTGCTCTTTACGACTATGTTGTTGTATGTGATAAAACTAATAATACACCTGCAAGAATTGATCGTAACGAACTATGGTTAGATATTGCCATTGAACCGGTCAAGGCCGTAGAGTTTATCTACATTCCATTGAGAATATTGAACACAGGTGCTATTAAATCTGGCAACTACGGTTCTCAATCGTCTGGGTCAGGCGCATAATTAAAAGAATAAGGAGCATAAAATGCCAATTGCAAGTTTAACAAGATTTTCAGTACCGCTAAGTACTGATGCCAGCGCCAGCAGCCAAGGGTTGTTGATGCCTAAACTACAGTATCGCTTCCGCGTTACTCTAGTTGACTTCGGTGTAGGCGGAGCTCCTACAACCGAATTGACCAAACAGGTTATGAGTGTTGATCGTCCAAAGCCAAGTTTTGAAGAAATTAAATTAGATGTCTACAATAGCACAGTAAAACTAGCTGGTAAACATAAATTTGAAGATATCAAACTTAAACTACGTGACGATATGACTAATGCTGTAACAACACTAGTCGGCCAACAAATGCAAACACAGTTTGATTTCTACGAGCAATCTAGTGCTAGTTCTGGTCAAGACTACAAGTTTACTATGTACATTGAAATTCTAGACGGTGGCAATGGCAATTTTGAGCCTATTACATTAGAAACATTTGAAGTACAAGGTTGCTGGATCAAAGCCATCACCTATGACGGTGGTGACTACAGCAAGGCCACTGATCCACTAACAATGGAATTGACAATTTGCTATGATAACGCAGTACAAACTCAATTCATCGGTGGTGACACAATGGGATTAGGTTCGTTTGTTGGACGCACCAACGGCACTAACTCTATTGGTAGTTAATTTTACGCTACTCCAAAAGCCCAGTAATACTGGGCTTTTTTTATGACATAAATAATGCTATGGGCAATCCTTATAACGACTATTATACCAGCGGCGGCGATGGGCTTATCTTTAAGACCTACGACCATGCGACTAAATTATACATTAACGATAAATTAGCTAGAGCACCTAAAGTAGGGTTTCTGTATTATGTTTCTTTTAAAGTTAATCAAAATGTAAATTCTATCACTGAAGTTGGGCTATTAGTAAAAAAGATCGACCTTCCTAAATTTAAAATTGCCACAGAAACTATAAATCAGTACAATAGAAAAACTAACATACAAACTAAAATAACCTACGAGCCTATCAGCATAGAATTTCACGACGATAATAGCGATATTACGAACGGACTATGGAAAGCATACTATCAATACTACTATGCAGACACCGGCGCCGATTTTAGTGATAATAAGTTTGGTGAAGGATATGTTCAATACGGACTTGCTAATGGACAAACAACTCCATTATTTGACAGTGTAGATATATATTCCTTACATCAAGGGAATTTTACAAAATTTACACTGATAAATCCGCTAGTTACTCAATGGGACCATGATAGTCTAGATCAATCGGACGGCTTTAAAACATTGAAGAGTAAGATGGTTCTAAACTATGAAAATGTTGTTTACAATAGTGGTGTTATTGCCAACGACGACCAAGCAGGTGCATTTGAACAAACATACTACGATAACCAGCCAGGGTCTGTAGGAATGTATGATCCTTCTGCAATCGGTGCTGCTCCCGGTGCAGGATCTCTTTCTACCAAAGCCGGCAATATGAATCAATTTACAGGACCAAGCCAAAGTCAAATTAATAAAGTTGCTGCTCTACAACAAGGAATATATAATGGTCCGAACATCGGTTATCCAATTCCCCCTATGCCGTCATCACCTGTAGCCG